TTGAATACATAAGTATCGTCTGGAGCAGGAGCTAAAAATAATCTTCCTGATGTAGTATCGGTTACCCCAGTTGCTCCACCAAACATAGCATAGTATTTTGGAAAACCTGTAGCGGTTTCTGCTGGTGCATATTCTTGTAAATATGATTCATCTTTCTTTTCTAACCAAGAATTAGTTCCTGTAGACACAGAAGTTGAATTATAAACTTGTACACCTTTTACAAATAAAGTTTTAGCCGGTACGTTTATTGTTGTTTGACCAGTAACTAAATTACCAATTGATTGTTTTTTATACGCATCAATAGGCACATCTCTTAAAATTCTAAATTCAGCATTTTCAATAATTTCATCTGTAACAGTAGAAGTTAAAACATTACTATCTACTTCAGTGTAATTTTGAATTGCAGTTGTTAGTGTTGCGTATGTAAATCCAGTCATTATTTAACTATCTCCTGACAAGCTTTGCAAGATTTTTTATATCTATTATGTTCAATACAATGTTTTGGTTTTACTTCCTCATACAAAACTAAATGAGGATCCTGTCTTTCAGGTTTAAATATATTTCTAATCCAATTTAAAAAATGTGTTATCATGCTTGTATTGTTACAGGTCCTACTGAACACCCGTAACCTCCTCCTTTTATATTACCACTTGTAGCAGTATCTGTATCAACTGTAAAATAGAAAAAATTTGTTGCTAAATAATCAGTTGATGCATCTCTTGCACCGCTTATATATTGTCCTGTTCTGATTGTATATCCAGAAGCGTTTGCAATATTTGCTCCTGTAATTCCATCAAAGTCATTAGGATCTGCGTAGTCTCCTGAAATTGTTGAAGGTCCTCTAAATACATAAACTGTTGAATCAGTTAAACCATGACCGGGAGCATAAACATTTATAATTGATGAGCCAGCTTGATAAGTTGTAAATGGATTTTCTGGTAACATGACCGTGGTGCTTGGTTCTGTTCTTGCTATTCGTACTTGTTGTAACGCTATTCCATCTGCTCCGTGTGGTTTAGGTTCTAATTGTGGTTGCTTAGGCTCGAACTCAGAAACATGGACCAAGGAACCATTCCATTCTTTAACCATTTCTTGATATGGAAATTCCATTCCTGATCTATCAGAAATTGCTCTTGCGTATTTACCTGATGCGAATTTTGCCATTATGTTCCTGGGTAATAAACTTTAGGTGTTATGAAAGTACTAGAATCAGAACCATCTTCTTGTAAGGCTCTTTGAAATTCATCTTCATAAATAAGTTTTAGTTGTTGTGTAAGTTGTGGTGCATACTTCATTGATAAATAATATGCTAATCCAGAAACCATGCATGGAACAAATCTAAATGGTAAATCTGTTGCATTAGTGTAAGCTCCAACATCTTGTATTCTATTTATATAATACATGTGCATATAATTTCCTGCATTTGTCGAATCAGGAGTTGGATAAATATGTATTCTTACCTTATCAATAAATCTTTCAACCCAATATTGATTAGGTGTTCCTTGTGATAATTTATTTGAAAAATTAGCGTAATCAGATCTAGCTACTTTAACCATTGGTGAATCTGATTGTGTAGTTGTATTATAGTTTTGTCTTAATTGTGCTTCAAGAACATCAGATATTCCATAGATACCGTTTGTAGGAACTGTAGTTGCACTTGTACCATCACTACTTGCTCTAAAAAAATCATATTCAGCTTGTCCTTGAACAAGATCAATATTAGTATCTGCTATTTCCCAATAATGAATACCTCTATTGCCCCATTCTTGAAGCATGATATTTAGAGATCTTCTAGATGTTTTTAATTGAAAACCTGTAACATCCGCTTGTCCAATTCTTTCAAAAGCTTCTTCTATTATTTCATCAATAGAAAAGCCTTTATCAAAAACTGTTGTTCCAGAAGTTGTATTGGCCATTTAGCCTCCTATCCGTCGTAGAAAACCGTAATGGAATTAAAGTCTCCTACTGTAAAAGCACAATATGCACCAGCACTAAATACTACTCCATCAGATGGAATATTAAAAGTTTGGTCACCGTTTGCTGCTCCAACTGTTCTAAATTTTAATAATTCAGTTCCAGTTGCAGAAGTATTTCTAAAAGAAACATTTGC